ACTCCCTTTCCACATGACGGCCAGGAGTTCGCCCGACCGCCGCATCTTCTCGCTTTGGTCAACGTTCCTTCCGAGTTCGGTGCCGAACTGGTTGTAGACCTGAAGCATCGCGCGCGTGGTGTCGCGCGCATCGCTCTCGGTGCCGATAACGAGGTTCATTGACGTTCGGAGCGCCGAGAACGCTGTCGCGTTGTCCTTGATCTGCGTTTTAAGCTGATAATACGCTTCCCCGATGTCCTTGATGTCAGCTACAGTTCGAGCCGCCTCCTCTGCAATGTCGGCCCGGATCGTGCCAGTGCTGCCGGGAGCAGAAACGCGCCCCACGCGAGCCGTCTGGCGTTCCATATCGTACATCGCAGTGACAACGCCACGCACTGCCGATTCGATACCTCGAAAAACCACACTTACAGCTCGATACTGCAGCATCGTACCGAGCAATGAATTGCCAAATATGCCAGCGCCTTGCATTGCGCGGCCCATGTTTGTTATGTTCTTTGTCGAGTTGTCAATCGTCGTGTTGAACGTTCGAAAGTCGTTGGTAATGCTGGTTAATTTAGGACCTACTTGGCCCGTCATTGCGTTGAACGCCTGGTAACTCGACGTGAGTTGCTGAATGATCCTGTTGTGGGCGTTCAACGCGGTGTTCGCCTGCTGAAGTTGCGCCAAACCTTGAACATCGATAACGATTTCCGTGCGACGAGTTGCCATTTACCCACCCAACAAAAAAGCCCGCCGAGACCCGGCGGGCTTTCAATGCTTATCAGTTTTTAGACGCTTCTCAGTAACTCGTCTGCTTCGTCTGGCGGCGGCGGCTTGCGGGTGAGTGCCCTTACCGCTTCGATCATCGTCTGAAGCAGGCCGACGCGTGGCGGACAGTAAACGATCGGCGCGACATCGCGCTCGTTTGTCATTACGATAAACTTGTTCGTGACGTTGTTGACCGTGTTATTGACGATCTTGACGTTGTTGGTTATAAAGACGATGTTCGGCGGCTCGCTCATTGGCGTACCAGGTCAACAGGATAGGTCATCTGAACGCCGACGCCGGTAAATGTCAGGTTTCCCGTAAGATGATCTTTCCTTGTTACGAGTAATGTGCCGGTTCCGTAAATTGTGGTCGCACCCGAAACAAAATTGAGCAAGATGCCGTTGTCGTGGATAATCGGGTCAGAAGTTTGACCACTGATAATCCAGGCGGTTCCCGTATCCGCTTGCCAACTGCCACTAATGCGGCTGTCTGCACCAATATTAAGCGTCATGGGACCATGCACAGGACCGGTCCACGTACCGATACGGCTCGTATCGAAAAGCAGCAGAGGCGGATTGTCGGATGGTGCGCCGCCACCACCACATCCAGCGACAAAAACCAACAGAACTAGAGCTAGATAGCGCATCTCACTTCCCTCCTATAGAAGTGTCGCTATCTTACCCGATGCGCAAGTATATTCCGGGCTTTAGGGTAAAATCCATACCGCTGCATAGGAGGCTGCAAACCATGCTTACGCCCGAAGAGCGCGCACGTATCATTGAAGAAGAGAACCTGCGCAATCAAATGCGCAGCCAGCGACCTATTGATACGCTGGCCTCGTGTATCTTGTGGCCGCTGGCAATCGTCGGACTCATCATCGGATTAGGAATTCTCATCATCATCGGCATGTCGATCGCGCATCCGTTTGGAAGTCGTTAAAGCCCCATCTCATCCACAATAATGTCGCCCATCAAGTCCGCCAGTTTATCTTCCACGAGATCAAGCCCCTTGCCGAGATAGTCGGTGACATCCTCCCAGTGCTGAGCGTAATCAAACCCGTCCGGCGATTCTCCTGCCTTGTCATCCACATGAACAATGAAGCCGTCGCCGTCGGGCACGACATCGATGTTATCGTAGATCCCGGCCCCAGAAAGGATTAGCGGTTGATCAGCGCTCTTTGACGGCACCCGCCGAAACCCCGCCAAGCGCGGCTTGCGCGCAGAATACTGCGGCGACAGGCTGTAGATCGACGACTGCCCGAGGATCGACCGAACGCTATCGACGATCAGCCCACCCGCCTCCTGCATGAAGCGAGCACGCACACGTGCCACGATCGACGGGCCGATGTTGAACGGCACGGCAGGAGCCGTGATCTTGAGTTGGATCACTTGTTCGCCTCCGCCTCAAGCCGACGCGTGTACTCCTGGTGAAGTCCGTAGATCGACGCGGGTCCGTGGAGGGTCGTGATCTTACCGGTCTTCTCGTTCACGTAGTCGTAGGGGTGCCCGTCTTCCAGACACATCCTCAAGAACTCGCGGTACATCTTCAGTTCCCCGCTCGCCTGCTGCAGTGCATGGACCCGCGCCAACCAATCGAGGATGCCGACACACCAGTACGGCAGGTCGGGCTGGTTGATGACGATCCCGGTCATCCGCAGGTTGAGCGGGTCGCCGAGCCGATATAGGCTGGAAAGCCCCGCCGTGCCGAGCACACGACGGGCTAGGTAGGGACCGCTGCAGGCGTCACCGTCGCGAGTTCTTCGAAGTAGAAGCGGACGAGGGCTTGCAGAACTCCGTCGTCTGCATCTTCGACCGCCACCACGCTCGGGAAGTACCGCGCAGAATGATCGTCTTCGCGTCGCACCGCCCGGTGCAGCGTTTCCAGGATGAACCGCTTACTGTAGACCGTCGCCCACTGCTGCGACACCCACGCCGTGTACGCACGATCGATACGTGTCTTCGCGGTCAGCGCGACCGCCTTCTTCACTTCCTCGCTATACCGCTTCTGCTGAAACGCGAGGCGCTTCGCTTCGACCTTCTTGCACTCCTCTTCCCACTTCGCGACCGCTTCGATGTCCTTAACCGCCTCTCCGACCGGTTCCGGCTTCTCGGGGAACGGGTGCTTCTCTTCCGACTCGCCCTTGATCTTCCGCCACTCGCCGTCTGCGATCAGTCCGGCTTGCTCGACATCCGACTTTCCGCGAATGTCTGCCATCACCGCCGAGTAGTCGGCCCCGCCCTTCGAGATTGGCCTGCACTTCTTCGCAACGAAGAAACTCGTCTCTTCGTGTACTTCGTCGCTCAACAGCGTGTTGAGGGTACATACCCACACCTTGTCGTCGTTCGGCAGCGTTAGGTCGCCTGCCGTGCGGCGCGGGAACGTTGCATCACTCATAGATCGCGCCGCCTCCTATACGGTTTGATCTTCCCGCCCGAACACGCGATAGGAGCGCGGCCCAGGCGGGAAGTTGGTTATCGTCACGCGGCAACCCATCCGCCCAGACCGCCACCGAGTTGCGGCTGCGTTCCGGCGAGCGAAGCGTGCGTGTAGCTGTTCTGGATTGTGACTTTTACGGAATAGCCGAGCGATGCATCCTTCTCGGCGTAGAAGTTGCCGCCGGTCATTAGCGACTTGCCAACACGGCGCATGTTCGCCTTCAGGAACTTAATGCGCGGCAGGTAGACTTCATAGGTGTAGTAGAAGCCAGATGAGCCGATCTGCGCACCCTGGAACACCATGTTGATGCCAAACTTGCAGTTCGAGAGCGTCGCCTGCGGGATCGTGTTGTCGGTGAACAAGACATCCATCTTCCCGGAAACGGTGAATTCGTTCGCAACCGGCGCAGAAGGATCGAACCCGCTCCCTGCAACCATGTGGCTCTCGATGTTTCGAACGAGGTCGAGAGTCCAGCCCGACAGTATCTTCGAGTCGTAGGCAACATCGTTGAGTGTGATGAAGGTATTCGAGAAGCCAACCGCTGTGCCTGTGCGCGAATTCGCATACACTAGCGGTCCGTTCCCACAATTTCCTTCCGCGACATCGACGTACCCAGGCACGACGGTTAGTTTCGTCTGCTTCGTGTGGTCGCCGCCAAGTTGGGACGGCAGCAGGCCCGCCGTGCTCGTAAAGTCATAATCGACATCGGTCCCACCGGGGCCGGGATACCTGTTGGGTATCTGCCGGTGCGCATGGTAATTGATCTTCGCCATTAGCACGGCACTGTGCGTGATGTTGATGGAGTCGAAGACGACGGCAGCGCTCAGGCGCCCATTAGTCGCATCACCGAACTGCTCTTCCTGCGTAAAACTCGGCATGTACTTCTGGTGAGTGAACGCGTGACGGTAAGCACCGCCGCCGAGCGAAGTCTCAACATCGCGCCCAAAAAGACCGAGAAGCGGGTAGTAGAGGTTTTCCGGGTCGATCTTGAACGTGTCGTCTCCAGGGTAGTTCTTGCCCGTGAGCGTAATCCTGTGCGTTTCGAAGTCGCCGTCTTGCTCGTCCGTTCCAATGTCCTTTACAGCGTCAATATCGTAACCCCCACCCGGCTCGACGATGAAGAAGCGGTTCGGGTTGGTCCCCGAGATGCCGACCGAGTAGACGCTGCCGCTGATCGGCGTGAGCGGAACATTCCCGAACGAGCTTTCCATCGCGAACCCGACGGCACTTGACCGCCCCGACTGTGGACCTGACAATGAAGTATCCTCCTGCCCAAGTCGGGCACGAAAAAGCACTTCTTCCGAGACTGAGGAAGAAGCGCCGTCAGTTAAGAATATCCGCCCCTAAACTAATGCGGATTTAGGATGTCATATGCTTCGAATGTAAGCGGTTAAGCGTCGCATCCGACCGACCACGAGTATCTAATCTGTAGCGGGATTGCGCTCATCGCCTCCGCTACCTGTTGGCTGTTGCCGCCGCTCGCTGATAGCCATACGCGATGGCTGAGGGCACCGCCGCCCGCATTTCCCGGTATCGTTAGTTCGTACCAAAAACCGTCCGCCAGGATGTGCTGCAGCAAGATTTGCTTGATGTTATGCACGAGTTGGTTGCGCTGCTTTCGTGCCGAGAACTTATCCGCTGCCTGCACCGCGACGATGAGCGGAAAAACCAGAACCCGGTACTCAATGCGGCCACCGCTCGACTGTGATTCATAGTCGAGGCTGTCAGTTGCCTCCATCGCTCGTGTGCCAACATAAACCGCTGGGCGGTGCTTCGAACCGTCGTCGTCGTACGCCTTATCGAAGAGGTTAACGTAGCCCGCAGCAGGGGAGCCGGTCACATCAGGGCGAAGAACTCCTGTCCATCCCGCTGCGTATGCATTCCCGCCTGCATAAAGGCTTGTGTCGGCTTCCAGAATGTCGAGGACTTTATCGCAGATTGCTTCGATCACTCTGCACTGCTCTCCAGCCACTCACACGCGGCCCCTTGAAATCCACTGAACGGCGTATCAACGTTCAGGTATGTTAGACGCTCGCCCCTTTGCAGAAACCGTCGATAGTAGCTGCTCAAAAACTGCGTGGCTTTATTACCGACACACAGACACTTCTGTTTTGCAATCACGCTCCAGTGCGCAACGCTGTTTGGTGTCGAGATCACGCCATCGCAGAAGCCGGAGATCGCGAGTACTTCCATGTTGCTCTTCGTCTTACCGATCAGATTAACGAGACGCGGAGACTGCGGCAAAAACGGTATATGGTTAAGTCCGGTCAGCACGTATGTGTGCGGCGTTTTCTCGATGAGCCATTCGATCGCTGCCAGCCAATGCGGCCAGTGGTTGTTCGCGAGTTCGCTCGCTGTCGAATTCGGGTGCAGGTGGTAGAGTTTCGGCGGCTTGCGATTGAGCCGGTCGTGAAGCAACATTCCTGCCTTCTGACGGTGATCCTCCGGGATAGTTCCATCGTTCCAGACCTGAGCGGGCAGTCCGAGCCTAGTTTCAAACCAAAAGTGATTAACGTGTGTCTGCACGAACTGCTCGGGTTTCGGTAACCCGCGGTAACTCTCGTAAAGAACGCCGAGCCACATTTCAGGAACCGTTCCGGGAGTCAGCGTCGCCTGCCAAAACTTCGAGTACTTACCTTCGTCATCGGTCATCTTCATGCCGAGCACTCGTCCGACGAATGGCTGCGCCTCCAGCCAGGCCACAATGTCGATATCGGGGCCAACGTAGAGAACATTGACTTTCTTCTGCCCAGTTCGCTTCATGTAACCGAGCATCACGCCGCAGCACATGAACACGTCCCCCCAATGTCCGAAGGCAGTACACCATTCAATTTTCGTCGGCAAGTCAACACCGAGCGGTTTCATCGCCGCTTCCGCAACTGCAACATCTTCGGTTAGGAAGCGATTACAACTCGGGCAGATCGGCTGTGGCACAGTGAACTGACATTGCACACAACTGTACGGGGGCGGCATAATGTCTTTAATCGTCTCCTATCCGACTACAGACGCAGGTGTTAAAAAGCCCCGCCAGTGCCCCTGAGAGGCACGGACAGGGCTTGTAGTTCAATCAGACAGCAATAATGCTACGGAACGGTTGTACCCGTATCAATTGATGTCGTGTCCGTAGTCGCTGCAGTGCCCGTCGTGACCGCCGGGTCGATCGCTTTTACATCGTCGGATGCAGACAGTACAGCCGACGCAGCTGCATCGTTTTCCGCCTGCAGGGTTGCGATCTGGGTGTCTTTCGCTGCGATTTGCGAGTCCTTTGCAGCGAGGTCAGACGTAACGCGACTGCGAAGATCGGACAAGTCGGATCTCAGGGTCGCAACGGCGTCGGTAAGTGCGCTCATTTTCTTTTTGCCTTTCTTGACCCATCTTGCGAGATTTTCGATCTCGATGAACAGGTGGTGGGTGAGTGTTGATTTCATGGTTTCTATCTCAAACGAAATTGGGATGTTGCAATCCCTCGGTTGGTCCTGGATAAGGCTCTCCGTTCACGACACGCTCCAGAAGGTCGTTTGAACCGCTGAACACGCACCCTGGACAGAGTTTCTGCGGATCTAGCAGTGACTGAACAGGCTTCTCGTATAGACTATCGACTTCACTCCAGTGGCAGACGCGCCACGGATTCGCGAACTTGTGGTTGGCGTCCTCGTTCAGAACCACGCTGTCGCACGGATAGACAAATCCATCGCTGTTCAGCACCGGGTGTACGTACCCGAGGAAACACGCGTGCGGCGCTCGCGGCGTTTTGTTCTGGACGAAGACTATCTGCGGATCGATCTGATTGGCAACATCCTGCAACTCCGCGCACCGCTCTGGGATCAGACTCGGCTCCAGACAGTTCGGTAGCAAGCGCACGTACTTCGGGTGATAACTATCGACGTAACCGCCGATTTGCTCTGTGAGCGTCTTCAGACGTTCTCGCCCCGGTCGGGTCGGCAGCCGCCTCGCGAAGTGCCCGTTGTGCTCGGTAAACCTTAGCAGGTCTTCCGGCGTGCTCACCTTGCCGTGGTTCGGTTCGGTTGGGCAATCGTAGATGTCGTGGTAGACGTATGAGAAGCCGAGGGTCGTCTTCGACGGATCGATGTCGGGTACGAACACTTCGTTCTCAGTGTGGTCAAGGCCACTCATGGAAATCCGTATCCACTTGAACTTGTCGAGTGTTTCTGGAGCGACGTTGCGCCAGGAAGTGAGTCCGCCAGGATACTCTTTCATCGGCATCCCGTTCGTAATCAGTCCGATCTCCAGCCCTTTGCCTGCAATCATTGCAACCGTATCATCGAACGTTCGCTTAGTCGCTTTGTCGCGATAAAGGATAGGATTGCCGCCGCCGCTCAGGATGACCGCCTTCAGTCCACGCTTGCATAGAATGTCGAGATACGCTTCCACGTCGGCGAGCGCGAGTGAGTTGCCTTCTCGCGTGAGGACCGAGCAGAACGCGCACGTGTGCTGACAGACATCGGTGAGCATAACGTGGCTAACAATCGGCTGGCCCTGCCCGTTGGCGAGCTTGCGCATCGCCTCTTCGTGATAAAAAAACTTCGCCCCGGTTGAGGTGAAGTTGGTATTCAGTGGAACCGGTTTTTCGAGTGTTGCCGTCATAAAATCTCCGCCGCCTCCTATGCGGCTTTTACTACCCTCACACCCCACATCTTATACTCACGCTCAGGCACCGGCAGCGGATACGGATTGCCCGCTCCTTCGCGCCAAAACGCCTGGTTCATCTTTTCATACGCTGCCTGAAACAGTTCAGGTTCTACTTCCATCTGCGTTATTTCGTGGAACTCGGCGTAGATGCAGAACTCTAACTCTTGCTTCCTGACGAGCAATTCTGCCTGCGGCTCATACTCGGGCGTTCCTAGATGTCTCTCAACAACTCGGCGAAATCTTTTCTGGCTCTCGAACCACTCGGCTTCCGTGAGTTTCGTTGCCGTACGCATCACGATTTGAACGCTTCCATTATCAGACTGTACTCGGCACGTCGCTCGATCTGCGCCACATGTTCAGCGCAGTAGTGCCCCGGCCTCGTCGTCTGCTTGAACTGTGCCCGTACAACATCCTCTGGCGCGAACGAACCCGCCCTCGGGCATTCGCGGTTCACGAGCGTGCACCACAGGCTGTCCTCGGTGAACACCTGCCGGTGGTCCTGGTAGAGAAACAGCGCCCATCCCATCATCGTTGCGTACTCGGGATGCAGAATCGGTTCCCCGAACAGGCGCACCGCGTTCGCGTGGTTGTCTTCGGTGTGTACCTGCCGAAAGTAGGACGCGTCGGGCACGGAGCAACGCAGAACGCCGCCCGGCTTGAGTATCCGATAGCACTCCTTCAACACTTCCTGCAAGTCCACGGCGTCGAAATGCTCGAAGCAGTGGTGCGAGGCGATCCCGTCTACGCTGTTGTCGGGCCACGGCCAGTCGCGCTTCCGCATGTCCATGTGGAAGTAGTTGTCTTCGCCCTTCAGCCGGTCGAGGATGATTTCAAAGCCGTAGGTTCGGTCGTCGAGAACATCGGCGAGGTTGTCTACATTGATCCACGGCGACGGAGGTCGCACATCCCCGCAACCGAGGTTGAGCAGGATCATAACACCCCCCGATAGTCCAGCCCCGTCACCTTCGCAGCCGCCTTGATCTGTTCTTTCACCTCGGCGTCGTTCATCGCGTGAAGCGTCTGTCCGGGGTGATCGGGCAACTCCTGAATGAACTCGACACGTCGCATCGGCATCTTGCGGTACGCGATCCCGAGACCACCGTCACGCTGGATGAGGATACACTGCCACGCCGGGTCTTCGCTGAGTTCCGCGAAGTATTTCCGGGGGCCGACTGTCGTCAGCACATCATCAAACGTGATGCATTCCGCCCCGAGCGCCATACATCGTTCGGCATCGGACTTGCACGCCTGGTAAGAATGCCACCCGTCGATATAGGCGAAATCGACGCGCTTCGGCCATTCAACTTCCGCCACATCGCCTTTCAGGAGCGTCGCCCACTCGCGCACGCCCGCTTGCCGCAGGTTCTCTTCCCAATGCGCTACCGGGTCTCCGTATCTCTCGACGTGATCGAGTAGGCTGAAGTTGTCGATGCAGAACAGGTGTCCGCAGTTGTTCTCCTGGATTGCTCGCGCCATGTAGCAGGCGGCGTAGCCTCGATAGGTTCCGATCTCAACAGCGACTGCTGGCTTTAGGCTTCGTATCAGCCCGTGTAAGATCTTCGGGTGATCGTAATTCCAATCTTGAAATCGTTCCTCGGCTGTCTGGTAGAAGTCGCTCATCGTGTCCGCTCCATGATCTCGTGAAACAGACCGACGCGCTCAAGGTTCGGCAGATTGGTCAGGTGACATAGCCAATCGCCCGACTCCCACGGCTCTACAACACCGGGTATCTCATTCGGCACAGCATTGAAGTGCTTGCGCGGATGCACGTGCGTCATATCTCGCACCCACTGATGCTCGGCGAAGAAATCGCGGTACGCTCCCTGTTCGTGGAACGGTGTAAATTCTCGACTGCTCTCGTGTGAGAGGATAAGCCGCCAGAGCGGGAGGCTATCCTGAAACGCGACGAAGTTACACGTCGAAAAGTCGCACGCTCTCGCATCGGCTCCCCAGTCTCGCGAGATGTGGACGCCGTTGGTCGCGCCGCCCCACGCTTTCTCGGCGTTCGTTATGATCGTGTCAGCGTCGAGCCATAGCACCAGATCGTATTGGGTCAGTGCGCGTTCGACGAGCGCCACCTTCCGCCACATTGGATCGCGGCCAGGCGGGTAGTCACGGCTGCACTCAAAATCGAGATGGTAGCGTTCAGCATAATCACACATCAGCGGAGCCGTCAGGTCGCCGATTGGCGACATTGCTTCATCGTAGCCAGTTAGCAGCAATCTCCTCACGCTGTGCCACCTTGTGGCTCAAGTCCGCCGCGAAACTCGAAGAGCGTCGGCGGCGGCTTGCCCTCGTGGATCTGGTTGTAGATCGCGATGTCGTGCTGCCGCTGTTCCGGCTCCATGCGCTTGACTGGCAGATGATAGTGGTCGTGGAACACCTCAACGTTGCCTGGCGTCGGCTGATACCAATTTGGCGTGCTGTTCGTCCTGAAATCCACGAGTTGTTCGTGCATCGCGATGTTCGGTCGATATCCGACGTGCGCGCAATTCCGCAGAATGCGCGCCTGCCAGTCTTGTTCGACGTGCCAATTCTGTGACGGACGATCGAAGTGCCACGTCTGCCAATGGCGGCGGCTCGTGACGATCGCGTCGTATTCGGGCCTCATCAGAGAGCGCAGCGTCGCGATTTGATCGTAAACTCCGACGACTTCAACGCTTAACTTCATGTCTACGAACTCGGGGTACCGCTCCTGCGGGTAGAGTTCCGTGCCACGACAAAGCAGCCTCGGCGCGAACCGATAGATCCGTTCGTCGGCGTCCATGATCGCCGTCCACTCGCACGGCCCCATTTGAATAAGTTTTGTTCGGACAACACCGAACCCCTCGTCGATCGAGCCGAACCGCAGATCAACGCCCCACTTCTCGCAAATCTCAATGCTACCGTCAGACGAGTATTCGCCGCGCGGCCCGCAGTTGTACATCAAGATATGGTCAGCCCATTGGCTCGCACTCTCAATAAACCCTGGCAACGCGTGCACTTCGTTGAAGAAGTTGCACGCGACAGTAATGCTCGGCATAATCTCTGCGCCCTCCTATTGCGCTTCGATCCTCTAAAGCTGAACTTCTCGGCGACACGTAATAAATCCGTTGCCCTCGTGGTAGTGCGCGTAATTCTGTTTAATCCCCGGCACGAGATGGCACGCACTCACGCAGAAGCCGGGACGCGTAAGCGTCTTTACCCACCATCCGAGCGTGCGGCGCTGAACGTGGGTCGCGTCCTGCTCGTATTCAGGAACGACGTATGGCTCGCCGTCTTTAGGACTGAGAGGTACTACCACGAACACTGCCTTGCGAGCCTTACTCATCAGCGTATCGATCGTTCGTGTGAGTTCTTCGTCGCAGATGTGTTCAAGCACGTCTTTCGCAATCACGAAGTCGAACTTCTTTGAGGACGCTTCGAAGTTTGTGACGCCTGTCGTCCCCTTGTGGATAAGCCAGCATCGGCCCGCGACTTCCTGATCGACGTTCTTGATCGCCCAGTCACTCACGTCGAAGCCGAAAGCCCGGTAGCCGAGTTGCTTGAACGCCTTCACGAGATACCCGCGAGCGCACCCGAAATCGCAGATCGTATCGTCTTCATCGATGTTGAGGTAGTCGGCGATGCGGCGGGCGAACGGAAGGGTCAACTCAGGGAGCCACCTGTACCGTTCGTACAGACTCTTGCCGCTCTCTTTACCGCGGATGTAGTAATCCTCGTCAAATACTGAACTATCCATCGGCCCCTCCTATGGGCATAGAAAAAGGCAAGGTGCGTATACAGTGGATTGCATACGCACCTTGCCTAAACTTACTTTTCGAAGACTTATGCAGCCTGTTTTATCCGCTTCATCAGCCCGAGAAACAGCATGTGCAGAATCACCATGTGAACGTCTTCCGCCTGCTGCATGCTCTCTGTCGGGACGTGGATCGAGATGTCAACCGTCTTCGCCAGCACTCCGCCATCGAAGCCGGACAGTCCGATTGTCGTCGTACACCCATTCTCGCTCGCGACCTGCACGGCATTCAGGATGTTCGCTCTATTCCCGCTACCGGACACGGCCACCAAAACCGCCCCGCATTCGTTCCACGTTGCCACCTGTGGGGCGAAGACGTTCGACCACGCGCTATCATTGGCCCAGGCGGAGACGAGGGGCGCAGCGTCGCTCAGGCAGATCGCCTTCAGTGGCTTGCCGAACTCTAAACCGATGTTCTTTTGTAGGTCGTTGACGATGTGTGAGCACGACGCCCCGGAGCCGCCGTTCCCGCAGAACATGACGATTTTGTTGTTTTGCCAGGCTCCGTACAACGCATCTACAGCCTTAATCACCTCGAATATGTCTATCCACTGAACGAGCGTCGCAACCTGCTCGCTATACTCCACGAAGTTCCGCACAATCGGGCTATCTGTCCCGTATTGCCCGTATCCCTCGTGCTGTGACATCTTTGTGCACTCTTGCAATTTCTGCTTGAGACGTGCTCTCTTATCGGCCGCAAGTTCAGGCGAGATGGTCGGAAGTGTCACCGCTCAACCGCCGAATTCTTACCTGTTCCACCACACTTCGGGCAGTCTTCGTAAGACGCGAACTCCATAGCACCGATCCGATTAATTCCGATCGGCACGCGTCCCATTCCCGAACAGTGCCGACAATCATCAGAAGCGAGCAACCCCGCTTCCTCATTCATCTTGCGCCAGTCCCAACCTTCTCTTGTTGGTTCCATGTGCTTCCGCCGCCTCCTATACGGCAAAAACTTACTCGGTTGTCATTACTACCAACGCGTTACACTGAACAACCACATTGTCATTTAGTTCCGGCGTCACGTTCCTCACAACACATCTCCAATCGAGGACATCCTGCGTGATCTCATCGCCATTCTTGAGCGAGTAGGGACTGTTGATCGCATAATAGGGCAGACGTACCTCAAAAGCTGACAGCGCCCACTCGTTCGTATTCAGGAATCGCTGGATCGCGATAATACCGGCGTTCTGCCAGAACCCTTTGATCGTCTCACCGTTCCCGAGCGTGCTGGGACAGCCTTCGCTTTCGATGATGAACGTGTTCTCGTCGCGCCGCGCTTCTCCGAGTGCTCCCATCGCCTTACGCCACCTTGATCCGGCGGTATCGGTTGAGCGCCTTCGTCAAGTTCTGCTGTGTCTGGGCTTGCAGGCGCTGAAACGCTTGTTGATCGTAGACACGCTCGTCGGAACCGATCACCCACGACTTCACGCCGCGAAATTTGCTAAACTCGAAGTCGCCGAGCAAACTCATGATCGCGATCGCGAGGATACCGTCAACAGCAAGTGCGGACAAGCTGGCGTACGCTCCACGCTTGCCCGTCACGCTGATCGGAGCCGCTTGACCTGGCAGAGCGATATAGAACGAGATGAACGTCCCGTAGTAGCGATCGAACTTCAGGTACTGGATAGGCTTGCCGTTCGTTGTGGCGTTGAGCGGCATCGTCCTGTAAGCAGTATTCAGCGTAACCGCGTTTCCGTTGACCGCCACGCTCGTAATGCTCACGAAGCCACCGCGCAGATCCACGATGGGCGATCCGTCGGGTTCAAAGTAGTGCGTGCTGTCTACCGTGTCCGCCAAGAACGGCTTGAACCCGGTCATGTTCTCCCACGCCAGCACAGCCTCTTCGCACGCGCCGTCGTAATCCATCTGCGCCTGTTCCGCCGTTGGGGGCGCGGAAAGTACACCGGCAGAGTAGAGCCGCTGCCCGAGCTGTGCGGAAGTTGGGTTGAAAGTCTGGCCCATAAGCCTACTTGTCCTGGTCGGGTCGGATCATCTTGTTCGATTGCGGGCGAACCGCCTTTTGCGTAACTTTGTCCCACGGAATTTTGCGAACAGTAAACTCTTCGCTTTGGTAGGTCAGTATGTACTGACCGCAACCTTTCCGTGTTTCAAATACAGCTCGCACATTGCCGTCAGCATCTAAAACCTGAAAAGGCATAACCCTCTGCCTCCTATGCAGCGAGCGTTCTGCACGGGCAACCGCCAAACTCCCGGTAAGTCGGTCGCCCGCACATCTTTGCGCTACGACTGCGCGCCGACGACGGTCCAGGTCGGGCTGGCCGCCGTGTTCGTGTTGATATAGAGTTTGTCGTTGGTGGTGTCGATCAGACGTGCACCACCGCCCGCGTTCTGGTTGGCGTAGGTGCCGCTAGTGCCGTTTGTCGGTGCTCCAGCGTTGCGCAACGGGGTACCGAGGCCAGAACCTGCCCACGCGTTATTGCTGCCCGAAATGACTGGCATTGGTTGTTACCTCCACAAAAAGAGAAAGACCGAGGCTACCACAAATGAGCAGCAACCCCGGTTTGGTTCTAAAGCCCCGTGACTTTGCAGAACGCAGTCTGGCGCTTGATTTCCAGACTTTCGCGCATCTCGCCCCTCACGACTAGCAGGTTGCTCGTGAAGTACGTGCTGTGCTGGTTGGCAACGTCGATGCGGATGCCCATTCTGCGGCTGATGTGGCTGTACATCGTGAAGTCACCAGTAAGCGCGGTTCCCTGCGTGATCGCGGGTGTAACCACGACCGACTTACCGAACAGGTTCTCGCTGCCCGCTTCCTGCGGCGTTCCGAAGATGTAGAGACCGTCGGTGGTGCGCAGCAGGCGGATGTTCTGCCAGTCGGTCGGGTGCATGATGACTGCGCTCGGCTCAGCGAAACCGGTGTAGCGCACGAGCGTGAACGCCTTGTAGATCGCGTCCTGTCGATCATCTCCGCCCTTCGCCTGGATCTGGATGTTCGGCGCGCTCAGGAAGCCGAGCATCTGCGGGGACGTGCCGGTGCCGGTCAGCAGCAGCACTTCCTCTTCCAGCCCGAGCATGAGAACGATGTCGCGGTTGATGATCCCCATCATCGCCGGAACGTCGTCTACCTGCTCTTCGGTGACCGGAATGAACGTCGCGATCTTCTCGACCGTCGCGGCCCGCTCTGTCCACACCAGCGCCGATTCCGGCTTCGCGCCGCCTTCCGAGACGCTCGCCGCCGCGTTCGTGAATGTCGTGTTCTCCATCCACTTCACGACCTGAAGCGTGGTCGGATCGGAAGGAATGACATCGGCGACTACCAGACGGCGGTTCGGGTAATCGACCACCAGATCAGTTCGGTAGTTCGGGGGAGTGTAGCCCGCGCCGATGCTGATGAGGGTCTTCAGGTCAACGTCTTCGAGTTCGAAACTGAAGTGCTTATTCCCCGTGTTTCGGAACTTGTACTCGTTGCTCTCGGTGACGATCTGCCCGAGCGTCTTACCCTGGTACATCTGAGTGTTGCGGGCGATCTTCGCCGACATGCCGGGGCTTCCGGTCGCCGGGCGCGGCGTCGTGCGATCGACCTGCTTCAGTTCTTCCATCCGCTGCTCGTTGATATAGCGAGCTTCGGCGGCGCGGGCATACTTCAGTTCACTGTCGATGACCGCGAGTTCCGCGTTCCGGTCTTCGATGTCCTGGAGGAGAGTAGCGGGCATGTCGTACTGCGGCCTGCCGTCCTCGTCGATCTTGTCGGTCTTGTGCTTCTGGAAAATCTCGTTGAGTTCTTCACTCTTGCGGACGCTGAGCGCCTGCAATTCGGCAACTGTCTTTGCCATGATGTGTTGGTTCTCCGGTCAGGCGTGGAGTCTCGCCTGACGGGTCAGGAAGTTGGCGTAAAGAGCCGCCACTGCCCGACTGTCCGCCTTCTCCACAACCGGAACCGGGTCCGCAACAACAGCAGGAGCCGCCTCGGTAGGCGGCTCCTGCTTCTCATTCTCTTGCGTTTCTGGCTCTGGCGGGATGTCGGAGGGAGTCGGAATGTCCGGCTCTTGAGGCGGCGGCGTTTCCGCTGTTGCCTCGTTGTCTGCTTCCTCAACATCACGCTGATGGAGAGCCTTGAACGTGCTGACGAATATCTTTGCAGCCTTTTGGGAAAGCCCTACGTCGCGTACGCACTTTTCCATTTGACTGTAAGATATCGACTGGTCAGCATTGTATCGTTTAACCCGAGTGATATCGGCCAACGTGTTCGCTGGCACGGTTACGGGAGAAAACTCGTAGAGGTGAACTTTCGTAAGCACGCGGCATCCGTACTGCGCAGCAGCAATGTCAGCGGCAGTCGGCGTATAGCCGTGCTCTTTCCAATAGGAGGCGACCGCCTCAGCGTCATCGAGCATCATGTCGCCTTGCACTCGATACCCGATGCTCATCTTTTGGATTACACGGTCCTTCAGAAGAACCATGCAGTCCTTGCCGTGCTCTGTGGAACTGATCTTGCCTTCCACGAAAAGACCCTTCGGATCTTCCTTAGCGGATACCGGTTTACCGATCGGGCTATCCCAGTTGTGG